GAAATCCGTATCTAAAACGATATTTACGGATTTTGCGGATTCTCGTAATGACTCTGCAATAATATTATACAACATATTTAAGACAACGTTAATTGTTTTTACAACGGTTGTCAGGGAGGCGGTTTCTGATAAATATCGAAGTTTAACAGCGTCAGTCGCTTCAGATCCTTTTGAAGAATTGTCAAGAAGTCGCGCTGATAGTGATGCCAGCATCGATTGTTTCTCTTGAAGGGCTTTCTCCAAACTCGCAAGACCTTGACCTGTAAACTCCAAATACTTAGCATTTGCGTTTTTATCCGGTAAAACGATAAACTGATTACTGCCGATATACAATTTACTATCCGTGGATGCGCCTGTAATGATTGGAGTAGGTAAACCAGTAAAATGGCGACCATGTTCTAAATCAGCACTGGTCATATAATGAGAAATATTAATATTCGCAATATCTAATAAAAGAGGCGGTTCATCAGAAATACCCAAACCCTTAGAGTGATAAGCTATCAACGGGATCTTTTTAAGAGGTTGACCTAAAACAATAGGCGTGATGGTCTTTACCTTAACACTATTTTCAAAAATATTTTGAACATAGTTACCATTTTCGATTGTTAATTCACGATGGCGTACAACAAACTCACGCTTATATTTTGATACTTTTTTCCAATAATCTTCCCTAATGACGACTAGACTAAAATCACCATTATCGTCATAATCCCAGTTAATTACTGATTCAGCTGGAAGAATCACAGTATAAGCATCGCCGCCATTTGAAGGCCACTCAACATAAGCATAGGCCTGATTTTGAAGAGATACTTCACTAACCATTCGAACATATTGCTCGATAAATGCCAAATTTTCAGTAAAGTTAAAATATTTCGCCATAATTTCATTCGGCGCCGACACTTTTGGTCGTTTTAGCGAAGCCATTCCAACGATGGCTTGAAGGCTCTTAGCGCCAATCGAGAAGAATAATGCTCGATTTAGATATGTTGCATAGGCTGCGTTATCTTGACCAGATAGTTTAGGTAAGTATTTTACGGTTTTAGATTTAATAATATCTTGACCAGAAACGACATCACGACATTTCTCGCGCATCTCTGCAAGTTTTACGTATGTCGGATGCAGAGTTCCGATATTATCGTCGTATAAGTTTAACGACTTAATATTTGTTTGTCCTGCTCCAGGTGGAGATACATACGGCATTTGCTATACTCCAGAATACGGCATAGTTGAAATTTCGGACGCAACGTTGAGTAACTTGTATCGAATAACATCCCAGATATGATCTTCACCTTTTGTGTCGATATCCTCTAGATTATTTTTATCGTTCTCAAGATTTGGCAGCGTTCTGATGGTATTATAACATGTCCTAAATACATAGATATGCGGTTTTTCTAAAGATCCTTGCGCAGCGGATTCTAGTCGCGTTCTCATTAAGCCAGCACCGTTTACACGTGAGCCAGGAGACTTGTCAGATCTGACGAATGTAATACCTTCATCAACCATATCGTCAGCGATACTAGGTCTTCCAGGCTCTTTGTTAAAGATCGCATTATCCGCAGGACCAGGTCGAGTTCTTCCGCCCCAAACCTCTTCGTCTTCTACCGCTTTAATCTTCTTGGCTTGAGCTGCCGCAGTAAGGCGTAAACCTTCATTTTGACTGTTGGCGATGTAACACTCTGCGATAATAAATATTGAGCCTTTTGGTACAGATCGAACTGTTCCTGAAGCGTCAACGAAATCTTCTCCGTTGGACGTTGCAAACCAAAGCGCTGCTGCAGGCGCTGAAGAACCATAGTCGTATCCTCTATCAATTTTCCAAGTTTGCGGTATATTAAATGGCTCTAACACATGCTTATTTTTATGCCATAAATCTGAGAATCCGCCACTTGATAAAATGTCCCAGTCGCCTTGAATCAACGCTTCAGCCATTCGTGGATCGCCCAAGCCACGTACACGGTCCGCATAGTCCGGATCCGTTTCCATTAAAACCTTGTTGTCAGTAAGTTTTGCAGGAATATATGTGCGAGTCATACCACCATCGTCGACTGGCGCTTTTATGACTCGATGCTCACATACATCTACGAAGTTTTGCTTAAAGTAGTGATGCCCAATGCCGCCTGGGTTTGTACAATATAAAATGCGTGGAAAATGCTTCTTCCATTTTGGTGGAACTTGCAACGAACCTAGACGAACACGTGTGCGCAAGAATCGAATCATTTTTGCTGAAAAGTGAGTGGATTCATCAATGATTAAGAACCCAATCTGAGCGCCTTGATAGTTATACACATCATCTTCATATTGACAATGAGCTAACTGAATCCGTGACCCATTAAAAAACGAAAATGAGTTATCCGTTTTAGAGTAAACGACATCGCCTGACTTAATAAATTCGTCAAGCATCTCCAAATAGCCACCAGGTGTATGGATATGGTTGGCTAATACTTCCTTAAATGTACGACGGAATAGGTATGTAATTAAACCTGGAACTTCCAGGCTATACATAATAGATGCGATACGGATTAAATACGATTTACCGCCACCAACAGCTCCGCCATATAATATCTCATGAGCTTCTGACATGAGAGCTTCGCGCTGCGGTGGGTATAGCTTAAAATCTGCCATTATCTCACCGTCACAAGAGGTCGATCATGGCCGACAATGTCAATAATCTCTTCTTCCAGATTCGATTCACCGAACATAGTGATCGTAATACCAGGGCGCTTATTTCCGTCAATTGTTTGTACGCTTTTTAATTCCGGCTCGACGTATTTTGCGATCGCTTTATGGCACTGGAAACGAAGGTCCCAGTCAATTTCTGGGGCTGGATTGTGCGCAATGTCTGCAATAGACATCAGAGGGTGATAGCCTGGATATTTAGACTGGATTAAATCCAATACTGCATTATTTGTCTTCTTAGCCATTCTTATTCACCCTTGATGCTAGTGATCTTAAAAGACTTCCAACATTGTGACTAACTTTCTCTCTATCAAATTCCTCAACAACGTAAGGTGATGGAAATTCTTTGTCGTCAAATCTATTGAAACTGGACGTAAATGTTCTGGATAAACTCATGATCATCGTAGCTTCCCAACTGCTTATGTCAATCTCAGTTAAGTTACTCCAACTCTCTATCTCTGACCATGTTAAAGGCGTAACTCCGAAGCCAGATGCCATCGATGTGCCGATCTCAATCAAACAGTCTATTAGATATGAGCAGCCACTCAACGGTGGCATCTGTAAAAGAGTCGAGTCCGGATTATTTTCCTTTAAATTCGATAATCTGGACTCTTTCTGTTTCGGTGCTTTACTATGCAACCAAGCATAGTGTGTAACCCAAAGATCTAAATCCTCAGTTACGCCTTGTAAAAATTTGCGCGGTCAGCGATAAACTCGTCAATCTGCTCACGCAACCAGCTATAACGAGTTAGTACATCGATCGCTGTCGCTTGGTCCGTAAGATCAAGGTCTTGACCGTTCTCTGTCAAACCTTGTGAAGCTGTAATCAGTTTCGCCTGCAATGAAATCGTGAATTCACGAGCTTCATCAAGATCAACTTTCTGGTTACGTTTATTCAATTGCTTTTGTGCACGTGCTTTTATAATACGTTTCGCAATCGAACTTTCCATCCCAAGAAGTGTGACTGTCACATGTGTGCCATCTTCTTGAAACATCTCTTCACCTGTAATTGGGTGAATGACGTTCATAATAGCCGTGATTTCAGGGTTTTTACCAAAATCTAAACTTGCTAAATCCATTAGAGCTCTCCAAAACGGAATAAATTAAATAGGAGAGCCTCTTTCGAGGCTCTTTTACATTAAGGTGGAAGAATTTCGATAATATCGTTGTCAATTTCCAGTTTAAATGTGCTTGATGTGATTTGATCGACGTTACCTACGTTCACAGTGCTTGAAGATACTTGCGCTGTGAAATAGAATATTGTACCGTCTTGCAAAACGATTTTCACAGAGTGAGAAGCGTCGCTGTTCACAGCCGATTTTAGCAAGATTTGACCTGCGTCTGTCGCCGCTTTAGCAAGCTGGACTTGTACTGTGCCGTCGTCGAAAGAGCCTTTACGTTTTACTGTACGGCGATCTTTCAATGGGTTGAATTTGACAATATTATACTCACGTCCGAATTCACCTAGATCAGACACTTCTCCGATCTCTGTGTATGTTAACGCGGCAAATGCTGTTTGATCGTATGTTGCAGGAAGAGCAGCGGAAATGCCGATCGTAGTGCCTGCGGATGTCATAGCTTTAGAAGCCATTACTTTCTCCAAAAATTGACGTCAATCAATAGTATAATATAAGGTTTTCAAAGGGTTTTGATAAATTTGTTCAATGGTTTTGGATCATTGGACGGCGTTCAGAGCGTCTTTTGAGCGCTTTTGTGTAACAAGTGGTCTTTCTGTCGCTTCTCGGCACTTTGTGCCACGTACTTAGCGCTCTGATTTTTATATAAAATTTTTACGTTGGTAGTTATAAGTAAAGTAATGAAATCAGAGCGGTACTTTTTACGATAAAATGTGTACTTTTTACCAGAAAACACGTATTAAACACCAGACCCCAGATCCCAGGCTCTAAACCCCAAGCGCCAGGCACTTTGAATACGCGTGACTAAGTCCCACTGTTCTGAAAATTTCCCCGAAACTGGCCTCGTGCTATGTGCCAGGTTACGGGCCCCT